GAGGGGAGGGGTGGCTTGGGTAACTGAGCGACCCGATGATGTAGTGGTGGAGGTTATCGACCACGACTTAGACAGAAGGGAAGTCAATGTCTAGTCATATCTTCTATGAGATCAGGGATTTCTCTGGCTCTATATGGGGAGGGGAGAGTGCGAAGGAGTGTTACGACTTCTTCACGCATAGCGAACCGCCTGTGAGTATCTGGGTCAGTGAGTGGGAAGGAGAGGGAGAGAATATGTGGCAGGTCAAAGAGGCTATCAACATCACCCCATTCTTTCGAGGTGTAAGGTCGAGTGCTATGGATGAGGTGAAGAAATGGGTCTTACAGTCGGTGTGATAATTGCTATGGTGCTGTTCTACTTACTACTAGAGATGGAGGAGTTGGTCAATGGGAGATAGAGAGAGAAGGCTTCAGGTGGCAGAGAACATCGCCACCTCGCAACGCAACTACCGGAGGGCGAGGGATCGCGCTCTTGCTAGACTTGGACAGATGTACCCCGATGATTACAAGGAGTTGTACGACGAGGAAAGGAAGAAGGATGAGAAAGAGGGCAAGGTATGGAGTAGTCTTGCTGGTCGCGGTTCTCCTGTCCGTAGTCGGCGTAAGGGAACTCGCAAGCCCACCCGTCCCCGTCGCGGTAGAGGTAGATCGTGAACCTACCAAGACAACGATGGCAGAGAAGAGGGAGAACCGGAGGATCGCCCGTCTTTACGCTCATTCAGGGTGGGGATGGAAGGGGAGGGAGTGGGAGTGTCTCAACGCCCTTTGGTCCAGTGAGAGCAGGTTTGATCACCGCGCCGACAACCCCGAATCAAGTGCGTTTGGTATTGCTCAACGCCTTGGTGAGAGGTCAGAGAATCCTCGCGTCCAAATCCTCAAGGGACTTAGGTATGTGTCCCACCGCTACGAGACGCCTTGTCGGGCGTGGGCGTTCTGGCTCAAGAAGTACCACTACTAGAGGAGGGAGAGGGAATGGATAGGGATATGTACTGTTGTGGAGGGTGTGGCGATCAGTTCTGGGAGGACGAGGGAGAGGTCGTCAAGCGCGACACTCTCATCGAGTTTACCTGCCACAGGTGTAAGCCTGTGCTAGACTAGAGGTGCGCTGGTAACCCCTTCCGTACTAGCCCCTCCGCAAGTAGCCTCTCTGGGTTTCTCGATTACCAGAGGGGCTTACTTGTTTCTATTTATCAGTGGAGTAGAAGCCTGTACCTCTGAAGGTGATGGAGGGAGAGGACCAGATACGCACCATCTCTACCTTACATTCAGGACAGGTAGGTGCGCTGGACTCAGCGTGAATGGATCGCTCAACCTCAAACTCTATGGAGCAAGAAGAACACTTATACGGATACAGCATCTAATCTACTGCTAACGCATAGTCAAGGTGGAGGAAGCCCACGACCTTGATAATCTTTCTATTGCTGGCAAACTCTGTTGTCTCTGGCATCCAGCGTGAAGTCCAGTCGGGTTCAGGGACGCGAGTAAGGTCGAAGGCGTAGATACCTTCTGGCGTGGAGTTGATATACCAAGGATCAAGGCTGAGTTCCTGCGCTTCACAGACAAGACGCACATACTTGGAGCGCTCAATCAGTAGGTCTGGGTAGTGGGTATGACGACACTTGAGTTCTATATACTGCTTATTCTGCTCAGAGATACAGTCAAAGGAATCAAACTGTCCCTCACTCTTGACGAGATCGGGATACCAGCCACCTTTGAGGTGATCGAATAACTCTTGCTCGTTCATACCCAAGGACTCTGCCCTCCGAGGTTGTTCTGTAACTTACGAAGGGCGCTATTCGAGCGCCTCTCAGCGGTTGATATGGAACACTCGAAGTACTGAGCGAGCATCTGAAGCGTGTGGTTTTCGTGGTAGCGAAGCCGAAGGATGTCCTTCTCGTCCTGCTCTAGCATCTCGTATGCCTTCTTGATGTCTACCAAGATAGCAAGGAGTGTGCCACCCTCAGCAGGGGCGGCTGGCTTGCGTGGCTGACCATCATTGATAAGGTTCTGTGCCTGCTCTAGCGCAGTCTCATTGACGACGGAGGCGATCACATAGGGCAGAAGTTGTGCGATGGTGACAGTCTCATAGAAGGCTTCATCCTGTGTGGTGTAGCCAGACTTATGCGCCTTCTCCTTGCGACAGTAGCGCTCTAAGTGGCGCTTGATCTGATACCCGATCCTCTTCTCGTTCGCCTTACGCAACTCTTCATTCGGCTCATCTAACTGCTCAGCAAACTTAGCGCCACGTTGGGCGGCGAAAGCGTATGCTTCTTGGCTGAGATCTTTGCGCTCGACGAAGTTCTTGTACCTACGAAAGACGACAGTCACCACCGAAGGGATGATGTCGTTGAAGGATGGGTGAAGATCAGTCATTGTTACCCTTGACAACCTTTATCGCTTGAAATGCTGGGATGTAGGCATTGTGACCTACATAGGTATCAGAGTTAGAACCTAGTCGGTGCAACTCTTCTGCAATCTTGTCTCGTAACTTTTGCTCTTCTTCTCTAGTCATTGGGTAGTTCGGGCCACTTCTTATCAAGGACCATAATCGCTATGGCACTGTAGTTGAGGAGGTCTATGAAGGAATCTCGTAGTGATTCATTAGATGGTGTAACGCCTGAATCGAGGAGGTTGTTGATGCGAGCAACCTTGTCCCACATCCTAACTCGCAATCCGTTGAGTGCGCCACCTGGAGAGTGAGCGATGTTCTTTGGACCGTAATCGTGATGCTTGCGGATGAGCAGATTTCCGGCAGCGTCAAGGATGTTCCATACGTCAGTAACAAACTCGTCGCCTACCTTTTCACGGGGATTGGTTTGACCGTCAATGTCCCAGCCTTGTAGTCGATCGAGACTACGATCATCCCCGTAGCCGTCAACAATTCTGCCACTTCCAATAACTCCTTCTTGGTTGTCATACATACGCTCCCCCTAATAGGCTCTCAGTTGCTTCTTTTCCGTGAACTAAATAGAACTCGTTGATGTCCATACCAGCCGGTAGTGTAACGATAACCCCGTTACCTAGGTCGGATTGGACACGCTTACTAAACTCTTGTCCTGGATTCGTACCATCCTCTTTGGAGTCGTTGTCCCCGACGATATAGACGGTATCGTAACCCGTGAATAACTTTGGAAAGTGGGGCTTCCAAGCCGTGACTCCTGGGACTCCCACTGCTGGGATCCCGATAACTCCAGAGACCACAACTGCATCCAACTCCCCTTCACATACAACGATACGCGGAGACATAGTGAGTATGTCAGCGACGTTATAGAGGTGCTGCTTCTGTCCAGTCGGTTGCCCATACTTCGGCTTGCCGTCGTCCAAGCGACGGAACTTGACTGAGACACACGCACCCAGCGCCGTAAGATAGGGAATGGATAGCCAACCTTCGTACTCCTCGTGACCGTTGATCGGATCGACGACTGTTCCCAACTCGAATCTTCTGGCAACATCTCTAGAGATCCCACGTCCTGCGAGATATGCCTCTGCCTCTTCGCTTAGACCCTGACTGTAATGTGTGACCGCCTCTAGTAGCGATCTCGATTGCTCGCTCTGCTGCATCTTTGTACTCCACCTGCTCCATCTCCATTATGATATTGACTCCTGTTCCACCCTTACCGCAGGTGTGGCAGAAGTACAGGTTGTCATAGGTGTTCATCACCGCTGACCTTCTACTGTCGTCGTGCATACAGCACTTGACATTGGCGTTGCGACCCTGCTTCACCTCGCCACCATAGAACTCGACGACGAGTGTTATGGGGACTGAGTTCGCATCGGCGGAACGGCCTCGCCTTTTCGTGCGAACCACCCTACTCCAGTCTTGTGCTGACACTCGCACCCCTTACAGTTGTTGTGAAAGTCTTGGGCATCCTTGGTCTTGTGCTGACTATTGAAGTATGCACCCGTCTTACAGGAATCACAGATCATCTTCGTCGTCCCACTTGCCTACATAAAAATTGAAATCAAATCCCAGGACACGGATGGTCAGCCCGTATGGGTGGCTATCCCACTCATAGACGGAGACCCAAAAAATCTGCTTCCAGAGTGGCTCGTATTCACATACCCCAACTCTAGAAAACTCAAGATGAAACTTCTTCATTGTCTTCTTCCTCCTTAGTTTCTTCTACCACCGGCTCTTCGACCGGCTGGTTGTAGATGTCTGTGCTTGTAATCTCACCGTTAGGAACTGGCATTGCGTAACCAACTTTCTAGGTCTTGAACCACCCAGGCTTTGTTGACTGGATGGTTGCGTCTCTTGACTATGACGAAGGCTGGTGGACTCTGCTCTAAGCCACGAGCCTTCGCATAGTTTTCTGCTTCTACCTGCGCTTCGCTCCAGAAGGCAGGGAGATCTATCTTCTTACGGTTCTTCAGTTCAAGAATGTAGGTCTGACCTGCGACGATGGCAACCAAGTCACCCTCATCTTTGGCCCCAGCCTTGGCTAGTCGCTCAACGAAGTGACCGACAGAGCGCAAGAACTTCGCCACATCTACCTCAAACTTGGATCCCTTGACCTTATTGTACTTGGGACTGGACACCGAGGACCTCCTTGACACGCTTGACGTCATCGACATACTGCTCGCTCATATATGTAGCGAAGGCATCTCGATCCTCCTTGTACCTACTATCAGCATTGGCTTCCTCATAGATGGCATCCTTTTCAGCCTTGCCATTGAGGTAATGCAGGTGTTCCCAGTGAACGGACGGGAAGTAGTAGAGCGCACCCAGTCCCTTACCTAGCGCCTGCCAGAAGTTATCTGCGTAGAGATGCTTCTGTGTTGGTGGCGCCATAAAGCCCAGCGCCCTGACGATGTTGCTAGTAATCATTATCGAGGTGGGTAACTTCTCTTCTTGGAGATGGTCGTTGCCGTAGGCAATCCCGTATCCATTCTTTGCCAGCGTCACGCTCATAGCCAAGTCCCAGCCCTCAGTCGTGACGATGTTGTCGTCACCTAAGAATGTTAGGAACAAGTACTTGTCGACATACTTCATAGCAATCTCATTGAGGGTAGCGATCATCAACTTGCGCTCGCCCACCTCATACATCACACCATCAAGGCGCGGATAGTTCTGCTCATCGTCGATGTCCAGACCTACTACGAAGTCAGAGACCACGCTATAGGTCTTGAGGTGGTCGATGCAACGGGCCAGATTCTCTGGCCTACCCCGTGACGGGATGATGACAAGATTAGAAATCATCAGGATCCTTCGTGTAGTTACTTTGAGCGTAGGCAAAGGCGGCATCACGCCTGATAGACCTACCCTGTGCATCGGCATCGTGAATCTGGCAGGTAGCAAAGTTCACGAAGAGCGTACCCATATCGCTTCCGTCTGCGCTGTGCTGACCAAACCTATTCTTCACAGCCGCTACCCTGAGTAACCCCTGCACTGGGTCGTAGCCCAGAGTCAGGATGGTCGAAGGCAACTGACTGATCTTGCCGTGAATAGACCGGCGTGGTGGCGGCAGTGTCGGTGACCCGTACTCACTCGCCTCTGAGACGTGGTGCAGGACCAGCACACAGGCTTCTGTCTTGCGAGCCATATCGTGCAGTTCTGCCATAATCGCACGAAGTGCGGCCCACTCATTCTCTGAGTCGGTGACGACGTTCATCAGGTTATCTATCACGATCAACTCTGGCATCACGCCATAGAGTTCGACGTATGCCTTGATCTCCAACTCCATATCATCCAGCGTCGGTGATGAGTCAAAGACCCATTCAATGTTGGTGACTCTGGCTAACTCTTCGTCGTAGTAGTGGGGATTCTTTTGCAGTGATTGCTCTACTACATTCTGAGCGTGTTGGCTCATCGCTGCTGCGACTCGCATCGTGATAGTTGAAGCGTCAGTATCGGCTGAGAAGAAGAGCGTCCTCACTCCTGCTTTGATGGCATAGATGAGAGCCAGCATTGACTTGCCAGCGTTCGGCGCAGCAGCAACCATACATACCTGACCGCGACGGAACTTGATCTCCTTAGCAGTCAAGGTCTTCCACACTTCAGGCAGTGGTGTTGCCTTGGTAGTAGTACTACTCCAGGCTCTTGCGAGGTTGAGCATTACCTAGCCACTCCTCAATGCTTGGTACTTCCAGAATGATATTCTTTTTACGGCGAATGAGACGCCTATCATTTGCCGACAGGCCACCCCATATCCCGTGTACTTCGTGCTTTATACCCCATTCCGCACATTCAGTGCGATGAGGACACTTGTGGCAGATACTCTGAGCGCCAATGATGTTGGCACCCTTCTCTGGAAACCAAGCGTCCCCATCCACCTGAGCGCACAGAGGGTTCTCGAACTCCCTCGGTGAGCGCATAGGTCTAGATCCAAATAGTCTTGGCTCGGAACTCCTGTGCGATCTTAGGACCTTGCCATCTTGGACCAGCGGCTGGGTCATACCAACCCTTGTAAGGCTTACCAGTCTTCTCAGAGATGCCCTCTTTCAAGACCATCTTTCCATTAGCGCAGTCTGGTGCTTGTGCGATGCCGTAGACCCACGTGTTGCCGTACTTGTCTGGGACTCTTTCGCCTTCACCGGCTGGCGCTGGTGCGGCTGACGGTCCAGAATTGTAAACGGGTGCAGTCCTAACAGTGCTTCCCAAAGATTGACTCACACTTTGGATCAGTGTCGCCGTATCTTGGATAGTAGTAAGCAGGCT